CAGGGATATACGTTAAATATCAAACACGGATATCCTAAAAAGAAAGAAGAAGTCAAAGAAGCTCCAATTGAAATGGATCCCAGCGATCCCATGGATCCAATGATATATGGTACTGGCAGCAATCCTGCTAAATTAAAATATCGTATGCTACGTGCTGCTGGTCAATTAAAAGATCTTGCAGCTCGGGCAGAAAACGCCAGTCCGGGTGAATGGCAAATCATGGCTCGTCAGTTTGAAGAACTGAAAATGAACATGGAACAAATTCGTCATGCGCTCGAAGAGCTAGGTAAAATCAAAAGCAAGGGCGGAATACGATCAAGAGGTATTACAGTATGAGAGCCAAAGACATTATACCAGCCAGCCGGCCTAGAAACTTTGTTGCTAAAAATTCTAAAAGCGCAGGTGCTGGCGCTCACAAAGATAAAAAGCGGGCAGAGAAACAGGGCGACACTAAACATAAGAAAGATTTGATTCCTATGGAGCAAGATGTAGCGGAAGGTAAAAGTCTTCAAGACTACATAGAAGCAGGTGTATGCCCTATATGTCACGGAGACATGGTCTCAGAAGACCAACTTGAAGAAGGCAAGAAAGATGCCTGCTATCACAAGATCAAAGCTTCGTCCAAGGTTTGGCCCAGTGCCTATGCGTCAGGACGATTGGTACAGTGTCGCAAAGCAGGTGCTGCTAATTATGGCAAGGGCAAGAAGAAGTGAGAGCATATGAGTTTGTCACTGAGAAGTGGACTAAAAAATATAAAAAGTCCATAAACTGTTCTAACCCCAAAGGGTTTAGTCAACGAGCTCACTGCCAAGGTCGTAAAAAATCAGAAGACATAGCACCCATAGATGAAAATCTGCGTCAGTGGTTCAAAGACAAATGGGTCCGCTTTGGACCAGATGGCAAGATACGTGGCGACTGTGCTAGAGACAGTGAGAAAGAAGGCAAGCCTAAGTGTCTACCACAGAGCAAGGCTCACGCACTAGGCAAGAAAGGTCGTGCCACTGCTGCTGCTCGCAAACGTCGTGAAGACCCCAATGCCAATCGCAAAGGAGCAGCTAAAAATGTCAGAACTAGATGAACTGAAAAAATTAGCTGGTATCACAGAATATCAAGGATATCAACCATATGCTGGCAGTAACATAAGTATAACTGGTAATGAAAAAGGTGAACTTATGAAAAAACATGATATAAGACCAGGCACCGAAGAATGGTTTAAGCTATGGTTTAGTTTGCCTTACTTAACAGGCGAAAAGCCTATTGGAAAACAAAATGGTTGAAATAACACAATCAGCGAAATCAAAGATTATGGATTTGCTGCTAGAAGAAAATAATCCCAAGCTGGCATTGCGCACCTTTGTGCAAGGTGGCGGTTGCAGTGGCTTCAGTTATGGCTTTACCTTTGACGAAACAAAGAACGAAGACGACTTTGAATTTCCTATCAACGAACAATACAACGTGTTTGTTGATGCAATGAGTATGCAATATCTACAAGGTGCTGTTATTGATTACAAAGAAGAAGCCATGGGCAGTCAGTTTGTTATTAGTAATCCCAATGCACAATCTACCTGCGGGTGTGGATCAAGTTTTTCAGTATGAACCCAAACAATTATCCAGTGTATCCAGATGATGACGGATACGACACTCCAAAGAATCCTTATAGCCCAGTATGAGAACAAGTGAATTTATAGTTGAAAGAAAAAAGAAACGTAAAAAGCCACGTTGGGCTGCTTACGGTCCGGGTCCTTACGGCGGTTATGGCTATGCTGTAGGTTATAGTGGAGATGGTGGAGGAGATGGTGGAGGTGTAGGAGAAAACTTTGCGGATGGCAAGAATCCTCAGGACAAAGGCGACAGCAAACGACACGGCATTAATACCAAAGCATCAGTAAGTAGTCTACGTAAAACTGCGAAACAAGGCGGGCGCAAAGGACAACTAGCGCACTGGCTAGCTAACATGAAAGCAGGTCGTGCTAAGAAGAATAAATAATAGTATGAAAATACGTGAAATTGTAGAATCAGCAACAGCAGGCGCTACCAGTGCTGGTAACGTAGCTATAGGTGCGGTATACAAAAATAAACCCGGAAAAACGGCAAAAAACAAAGACGGAACCGCAAAAAACGCATTAGATCTCAAGGGAACTAATCTGTTAACTGGTGGGTCTTTGGTAAAAAGATAAATACATAATACACTTTTAGGAATGTGAACATGGACTTCAAATCGTTAATCAGCAAAATAGAAAGTATCGACGGCAAAATCGATACTCCAAAAGCACCAGAGCTGCCAAAATCTGTGCAATTAAATGAAGACGCACAACTGCGTGTTCTAAGTGGCCGCACTACCTACGTTGCTGAAGCTAAGAAAAAAGCTGAAGAAGACGTTAAAGAAGCGGACGACATGAAAGTAGGCGATAAGAAAAACATTGCTACTGGCACTGTTGAAAAAACAAAAACAGGCATTGTTCACAAGAGCAGCAAGGCCTATGGTGGCAGTGAAGAAAAAGAAGCTGATGACGAAGACAAGCCAAAGAAAAAAGCCAAAAAAGAAAGTGTAGAACCAGAATTTAAAAGCAAATTCATGAAAATGGTAGAAGCCAAGAAAGATGAAGCTGCTGATAAGAAAAAGAAAATGGCCAAGAAAGAAAAAATGGCAGAAGGATCTAAGCCAGATTTCCTAGACCTCGACAAAGACGGCGACAAGAAAGAGCCAATGAAGAAAGCTGCCGGTGAAAAGGGCGGCGACAAGCCAGCTAGCAAGAAAGGTATGAGCGACAAGCAGGCCAAATACTTTGGTAAGAAAAATGAATCAGTAACAACTTCTAAGAAAGTAGTTGCTGAATCAGTAGAAACAAAATTATCTTTCAAACAAATGGTTCAACTGGTTCAAGAAAGTGGCGGCCAGCAACAAATTGATCCTGTAGACAAAGCTCTGTTTACATGGGCAGAGCGTGTAGCTCGTAACAAACTAGGCGAAGGCATGAAAGCAGACTTATACGCAGGGTTGGTCTATGAACGCAACGGTGGCGTATTTGAAATGTATGATGTACTAAGCGAAGCACAAAAGTAATTCAACCAAAAAGTGTTAAAAAGCCAGTCTATCATTGACTGGCTTTTTTTATGACTATATAATAGTCGTATAGGAGAGAACAAATGTCAAAAATGTATGGACCGGAAGAAAAAGCCAAACTCGAAAGATTAATCAACGAAGGATCTAATGTGCTTCGTGAAGTAGAAGATCTCAATGAAGGTCTTAAAGAAACTGTTAAAGCTGTCGCAGAAGAATTACAAATCAAACCCAGTTGGATCAACAAAGCCATACGTATCGCACACAAAGACAATTGGAAAGACCATGAGGCAGAGTGGAGCGAGATTGAAATGATTCTCGGTGTTACTAAAAAACTTCCTGAATGAATGAATTATTAAAACCAACTTTTGATTGGATCAGAGATGACTGGCACAGCAATCGCTTCCGTTTTGTTGTTGAGCTGCTTGCCTGGGCTGTTAGTATCGGCTGCTCAATCACTATGGCGCTTACAGTTCCCAATCCGCCTTTACTTGTGTTGTATCCTATTTGGATCGCTGGCTGTGCCATGTATGCTTGGGCTGCTTATACTCGGAAATCGTTTGGCATGTTGGCTAACTACATCTTGCTAACCGCAATTGACACATTCGGCCTAGCAAGAATGCTAATTAATTAAATAAAGTAAGAAGGTAGGCGGGCCATAAACCGCACATTGGTATTTGCAAGCCTAAAATTGCATAGGAGAAAAAATGAGTTTCGTGGACGCATACTACGATCGCGACGATGACATGATACGTGTTGTTGAGCGTGACGACAAAGGGCAGAGGCATTTCAAAGACTATCCTGCCAGACATATATTCTATTACAACGACCCCAAAGGCAAGTTCCAATCCATTAAGCGTGAACCTCTTAGCCGTGTAAGTTCAAAGAATGTCAAAGAACATCGCAAAGAACTTGCCATACATTCAAACAAAAAACTTCACGAAAGCGATATTAATCCCATATATCGTTGTTTAGAAGACAATTATCTCAATCAAGATGCACCTAAGCTAAATGTAGCGTTTTTCGATATTGAGGTAGACTTTGATCCAGAACGTGGCTATGCATCACCAGATGATGCGTTCATGCCAATTACTGCGATTGCTGTCTACCTACAATGGATGGAGACCATGGTGTGTCTAGCCATACCTCCCAAAACACTCAGCATGGCAGAAGCCACCAAGCAGGTTGAAGAATTTCCCAATACCATGCTGTTTGACAACGAAGCAGACATGCTAAACACATTCTTGGATCTCATACAAGATGCTGATGTGCTGAGTGGTTGGAACTCGGAAGGCTTTGATATTCCATATACTGTTAATCGTGTTACCAAGGTTCTCAGTAAAGAAGATACCAAACGTTTTTGTCTATGGAATTGTTTGCCTAAGAAACGAGAATATGAAAAGTTCGGTAAAACTGCCACTACATATGACTTCATTGGCCGTGTGCATATAGACAGTCTTGAACTTTATCGCAAGTATACCTATGAAGAACGTCACACCTATCGATTAGATGCTATTGCCGAATATGAACTAGGTCAGAGAAAGACTCAGTATGAAGGCACATTGGATCAATTATACAACAACGATTTTAAAACATTCGTTGAATACAATATCAACGATTGTAAACTGTTAGATGATCTAGATAAGAAACTGAAATTTATTGACTTAGCCAATACAATTGCACACGAAAACACAGTGCTGTTAGCAACTACTATGGGTGCAGTGGCTGTGACTGAACAAGCTATCATCAACGAAGCTCATCGCAGAGGTATGATAGTTCCTAATCGCAAAAAAATGGAAGAGCACGGAGACACTCAAGCTGCTGGTGCCTACGTTGCATATCCCAAGAAAGGTATACATGAGTGGATCGGCTCGCTAGATATTAACTCACTGTATCCTAGTGCTATTCGGGCTTTGAATATGGGTCCTGAAACCATCGTAGGTCAGTTGAGACAGGATGGGACCAAGGATTTTATTGCAGCAGAAATGTCAAAAGGAAAATCATTTGCGTCCGCTTGGGAAGGCATATTTGGTAGTCTTGAATATTCCGCTGTGATGAATCGAGAAGTGGGTCGTGAAGTCACTGTCGATTGGGAAGGTGGCGGCTCGGATACGCTAAGTGCGGCTCAGGCCTATGATCTTATATTTGACAGCAATCAACCTTGGATGATCTCAGCCAACGGCACTATATTCACATATGAAACTGAGGGTGTTATATCCGGACTGCTAGCACGTTGGTATAAAGAACGTAAAGAAATGCAGGCCAAACTGCGAGAATGTATCCAGGCCGGCAACAAGATTGAAGAAGAATACTGGGACAAGCGACAGTTGGTCAAGAAGATTCTACTAAACAGTCTGTATGGTGCAATTTTAAATCCAGGCTGTAGATTCTTTGATAACAGAATTGGACAGTCCACAACTCTCACCGGAAGACAAATTGCCAAACACATGGCATCAAAAGTAAACGAAATTATCACTGGAGAGTATGATCACATCGGTCGAGCAGTAATCTACGGTGACACAGACTCTTGTTATTTTTCAGCGTATACTACCTTGAAAAAAGACATTGAGAAGGGACTGATTCCCTGGAACAGAGAATCAGTGGTCGAACTTTACGATACCATAGGAGATACGGTCAATGGCACATTTGTCAAATTCATGCAGGACGCATTTCATGTCCCTCGAACCAGAGCCGAGGTCATCAAAGCAGGTCGCGAAATTGTTGCAAGCAAAGGACTGTTCATCACCAAAAAGCGATACGCAGTTCTCTACTACGACAAAGAAGGCAAACGAGCAGACACAGAAGGCAAACCAGGAAAAATTAAAGCGATGGGGCTTGATCTCAAGCGTTCAGATACCCCGGTTGTTATACAAGACTTCTTGAGTGAGGTGCTGACTAAGACACTAACTGGTGTGACCAAAGAAGAGATCCTGCAATATATCACTGATTTTCGCACAGAATTTAAAACTCGACCGGGTTGGGAAAAGGGCTCGCCTAAGCGAGCCAACAATATCACAGAATACGCTGCCAAAGAAAAAAAAGCAGGCAAGACTAACATGCCCGGGCATGTTAGAGCTTCATTGAATTGGAACACTCTCCGGCGTATGATGGATGACAAATACTCCATGCAGATTGTAGATGGCATGAAAGTAATTGTATGCAAGATCAAAGACAATCCTATGGGGCATACTTCCGTGGCCTATCCTGTGGATGAACTGAGATTGCCGCAGTGGTTCAAGGATCTTCCTTTCAACGATGCAGAAATGGAAACCACTGTGATAGATGAGAAGTTAGGAAACCTTATTGGTGTTTTGGAATGGGACATCAGTTCAACAAGGTCGGATAATACATTTAACAAACTGTTTGATTTTGAGTGATTTCTAGGTTGATTTTTTCTCAAGATCTAAATATAATCTTAATATACAGGAGAATTCTTAATGAAAGATATTTTACAAGACATCGTTAGCCACACACAGAACCTCGGCTTCTTGACCACAGTTAAAGTCACAGGCACAGACAAAGGCACAACTATTAACTCAATGGCAGATGACCGTTCAGTGATCATGGAAGCAGAAACTGCTAATCCGTATCCAGATATGATTGGTGTGTTTGGCATGCCGCAACTGAACAAGTTGAAATATCTGTTGGAAGGTGCAGAATACAAAGAAGGTGCAAAGATCAGTATCACCACAGCAGAACGCAATGGCGAAACTTTGCCAGTAGGTCTACACTTTGAAAACAAAGACGGCGACTTCAAGAACGACTATCGCTTCATGAATCAAGAAATCATCAATGAAAAGATGAAGACTGTGAAGTTTCGTGGTGTTAAGTGGGATGTTGAAATCGAACCATCAGTGACTTCTGTGATTCGTTTTAACTTTCAAGCAGGTGCTAACTCAGAGCATCCCACATTCCTTGCTAAAACTGAAGGCGGTAATCTTAAATTTACATTCGGTGATGCATCAACACACGGTGGTGAGTTTGTGTTTGCACAGAATGTTGCAGGCAAATTAGATCGCGGTTGGACTTGGCCAGTTGCTCCGATCTTGAGCATACTTAAGATTTCAGATACCAACACTGCTAAGATGTCGTTGAGCAATGAAGGTGCTATTCAGATCACTCTAGATAGCGGACTAGCAACTTACAAATATATTATCCCAGCACAGGCTGCTTAAATGAAACCACCAGTTAATCTAACACCATTACAAAAGGACTATGCAGTATATCTGCCGGCAATTAGTTCTTTTTATTCTACCTATGTTGCAAAACAGCGACTAGAAGAGTTTGTACCAAAGGATCGTATTCCTGCAGGCTTTGATCAAGGAATTGAAGGAATGAACTTTCTTAATCCAGATCAAGGATACTTTACCTATAAGTATGCTCTGTATTCAGCAGGACACGCTCAACTTGATGTTATCAAAGCACAGGATCAAGAATCCATGATACAACAGCGTGATCGCGGACAAACAATGATTTTAGGCGACTCCGGTGGTTATCAGATCGGTAAAGGTGTTCTCAAGTTTGATTGGTTGAACTTTGAAGGTGCAGAAGCTACCAAGACACGTCAAAAGATTCTTGAATGGCTAGAAGCAACTGCTGATTGGTCAATGATGTTAGACGTGCCTACATGGGCCTGTGATCACATCCACAGTCCGAAGACTGGATTGAAAACATTCGAAGACTGTTTAGAAAAGACTCGTTATAATAACAAGTATTTTCTAGATAATCGGTTGGGAGCTACCAAGTGGCTTAATGTATTGCAAGGCGGTGATTGGGATACTGCAGAAAAGTGGTATCGTGGCGTTGTAGAGTTCAGCGATCCCAAAGGACCATTTGCAGGAAAAGAAGCAGAAGGTTGGGCATTTGGTGGTGCTAATATGTGTAAGATGGATATCACACTCAAACGTCTAATGACCATGCGTGACGAAGGAATGCTAGACGGCAAGAACTGGATTCACTTCTTGGGCACAGCACAATTAGATTGGTCATGCTATCTAACTCAAATTCAACGTCAGATCCGTAAACACATCAATCCAGAACTCACAATCAGTTTTGACTGTGCAAGCCCGTTCATTGCTACTGCTCACGGACTTGTTTACACAAATGCACAACATACCAACAAGCGTTGGTCAGTGATCATGGACAAGGCTCCTGATAATAAAGCACTTTCAGGACGATTTGATATTCCGTTTCCTTTTGAAAGTGAATTCGGAAGCCGTTTGACCATGGGCGATATTGCATATTACAATTACGGTGTTCGTAAGACAGATGCCGAACTCGGAGATGTTAAGTTTAATCACTTGAATCCAGAACACTATCACGAAGTTCCGAGACTTAACAAGCTAGGTAAGATTCCAAACAAGACTAGTTGGGATAGTTTCAGTTACGCACTAATGATGGGGCATAATGTCGAATGTCATATCAAAGCGGTGCAACGTGCTCAACAGTTAATGGATATTGAATGTGCTAGGTTTACTCCAGACTGGCGTATGAAGAGCATTGAAGGCAAGAAAGAAATTGAATTCAGCGATTGGGTTCCAAATAAAATTCTTTACTTCGGTACATTTGTTGAAGAACTATTCAATACCAAAACCAAAGCAGAAGCGTTTGATATGATTGAAACTGGTGCGCAGTTCTTGAAATCACTAGAAGGTTCACGTTTACAAGGCGGTCCTGCTGCTAACACATTTGGTAACTTATTTGATTTCGATGATGGCAAGAAAGCAGGCGAAATTGATTTTGCCAATCCAGACGATGACGAATTAAACAGTTTGGTTGTAGAATAAGGAGTTGATATGTATCAAAATAGAATCAAGCATCTAGAAGAAGCTCACCGTGCTTTGGACAAACAGATAGACAGTATGGAAAAAACTGGTATCTTTGATGACCTAAAAATAGAAGAATTGAAGAAACAAAGGTTGCGTTTAAAGGATGATATTGTTATACTTAAACACAAGCACGAAGCAGTGATGCAAGAAGCGCAGGCAGAACAAGAAGCAAGAAGAAATGGACTAGAACTATGAAATGCGACACATGCAGGCAAGAAATCACAGTTAACTGTGATTGGCAACAAGGTCGTTGTCCGCATCGAACTCCATTCTTAACCGACTATCATTTTCGATTTCTTAATCTAATCCGATCAATTCAAAATTTATTTAAAAAATGAAAAGAAATTACGATTCAGGTGTTGCTGATAGCATTACCTTCTTCACCGGCGTAGAGATTGAACATACTCCTGCCTACGGAATGAAAACACTGTTTGTTGTAGGTGTGCATGATCCATATATTATTATGGAATTGGCTCGTAACAACAGGTGCAAACATATTTACTTTGGTGCTAATCAAAGTTTTAAGACTAATGGTGTTAACGATACAGAAACATGGCGTCCTTGGGAAGATATGATCTATGTCTGCTTAGATGCAGAGGACGAATTTTGGTGTACCTTAGACTTTGATGTTCGTGAAACGGAAGGATTGCTTGAAAGTGGTCTTACCGAAAAGCGTAGATTTATTCCGCAGATTAGTGTAAAATTACCTTATATTAATCAACTAGGCTATAACGCTACGCTGAAAATTGATGACAAAGACTTTAAAGCAACTAATCACGGAGTGTGGTGCCATAACCTCCATGACCTACTAGATAGAAATAAGTTTACTAGTTGGGATCAATATGGTAAAGATGAGATTATCAAATGAGTGGTGGCTACGCAGTAGCATCGGTGACAAAGGTTCCAAGAATCCGCGGTGCTAATAAAATTAATCGTGCAAGAAGTGTAGTAGAAAAGAAACCTATGAAATTAACATTTAAACAAAAAATTCGCAACTGGCTAATGAACGACGAAGAAGATTACAGTAATCAGCTTATTTCAGTTGACAGCGAAGGCCCAAACATTGCATCACAAGGTTTTCGACTAAATGTCTATGGCGCTAGTGGCGGTACTATCATTGAAACTACCAAGTATGACCGAAAGAACGATGAGAATCGACACAGTCTACATGTGGTCACTGAAGATAAAGATCTCGGTGAAGAATTATCTAAAATTATAACCATGGAACAACTAAGATGAACATTCGACAAGACGTTAGACCTAACAAAATGATTTGGGTTACCTTTCAGAAAGAAGGTATGCACAAATATCCAGCTGCACTTACAGACCCAGCACTTGCTACAGGTGATGAATATGATGTAAGTTTTCTAGGTTATCCGCATCGTCACATCTTTCACTTCAAAGTTTGGATTGGCGTTACACACGATGATCGTGATATTGAGTTTATTCAGTTTAAACGATGGTTGCTAAATCTCTACAAAGATGCTACACTAAGTTTAGATTATAAGAGTTGTGAAATGATGTCAGGCGACTTATATGACGTCATTAGCAAAAAGTATCCAGGTCGCGAGATTTGGATTGAGGTCTCCGAAGACGGAGAAAATGGTTCATTCATCAAATACTAAAAGGAACATCGATGAAAAACTACAAGGACTACAGGTACTTTGAAAATCGTCCTGACGTTGTAAAGGTGTGGGAGGACCTCGAGGCCTACCACGATTGGTGCAGATTTCAACTCTGCGATTTTAATCCTGCAGATCTCTATCGCAGGGATAGTCAAAACTATGGATCCTATCTTGCCAGCAAACGGCCAAGACGTCCATATCAAGGCAACAGACCACACTTTCAAAAAAGAGGTTAATTAATGGCACGAGTTTTTCTCATTGATCTTGAAGCAGTAGAGACTAGATATACGGGTCAGTGGAAAACTCACGTGCCGGCAATCCTTAAAAAAGCAGGGCACCATGTCAACATTATATCAGGTCCTACGGACATTCCTAGTGCTACCACTCCTGGAGCATTTCTCAACTTTGGCGGCACGAATATCTACAAGGCTAGTCAAATTGAACAAATGGGTAGGTTATTTTGTAACGGATCCATTCATCCCGGCGATCACTTTATCTTTACTGATGCTTGGCATCCTGGTATCATAAATTTAAAGTATATGAGTGAGCTACTGGGAATTCCAGTAACTACACATGGTCTTTGGCATGCTGGCTCATATGATCCGCAAGACTTCTTAGGACGCCTTGTAGGAAATAAACCCTGGGTTAGAAATGCTGAACAAAGTTTCTATCATGCGTTTGATCACAACTACTTTGCTACACAGTTTCATATTGACATGTTTTGTGAAAATTTGTTAGGATTTACTCCAGCAAAAAAACTATATGATACTAAGATTGTGCGCACAGGTTGGCCTATGGAGTATATGGAGGACACGTTAACAATGTATAAAAACATGACTAAACGTGATCTTATCTTGTTCCCGCATCGTATCGCTCCAGAGAAACAGGTTGAAATCTTTCGTGACTTGAAAGAACACTTACCGCAATATGAATTTGTCGTCTGTCAAGATCAACAACTAACAAAAAACGAATATCATAATTTGCTAGGCGAAGCCAAATTGGTGTTTAGTGCAAACCTGCAAGAAACCCTAGGCATCAGTTGGTATGAAGGTGCTATTGTAGGTGCCATTCCTATGGTTCCTGATAGACTCAGCTATAGTGAAATGGCTTTAGATACATTTAAGTATCCTAGCAAATGGACTGAGAGCTACGATGCATATACTGTATATCGTCCAGATATTTGTAGAGAAATAATCCAGCATATGGATAATTACGAAACTCGACTGCCTAGCCTAAATAAACAGGTAGCTATACTACAAGAAAACTTTTTTAGTTGTAATAAACTATTAGAGATGTTAAAATAACTATTATATGACATCCACGTCATTAACTCGGAGAATAAATTGACAAATAAAACAGAAACAGGCCTGGACGCAATGGCAGGCGATGGCGGATATAAAGAAGCATATCTAGGTGATCACATTCGTTTTAAGATGAAACGTGAAGGCAAGCGTTTCTGGGCCGGTGACAACATCAGTGATTATCTGCATGACGGCGACTTAGAAAAATTAATTGACGAAGCAACTCCTGCATTTGAACAAGTGCTAGACAGTTTGCTTATTGATCGTGAAAATGATCCCAACAGTAAAGGCACAGCACGTAGACTTGCTAAAATGTATTTTAATGAAATCATGTCAGGTAGATACGACCCTGCTCCAGATGCAACAGCGTTTCCGAATGATAGTGAGGATAGATATGAAGGAATGTTGGTTGTTAGAAGTGAATTGCGTAGTATGTGTAGTCATCATCACCAGCCTGTATCTGGGGTGGCTTATATTGGTATCATTGCTGCCAACAAACTTATTGGCCTTAGCAAGTATACTCGTATTGCTCAGTGGTGCGCTAGGCGTGGCACTCTCCAGGAAGAACTCTGCAATGATATTGCAAGAGAAATAAGTCGAGCTACAGATAGTGAAAACATCGGAGTATACATACAAGCCACTCACGGTTGCTGTGAGAATCGTGGCATTATGGCGCATTCGAGTCTAACACAGACCACTGTACTCAAAGGTGCATTTAAAGATGATCCAGGAACAAAGAAAGAATTCTTTGACAATATTAAAATGCAGCAAGAATTTTCGCCACGATGAGATACATTACTAACAAGTTTGATAGCGTTCGCTTACCAGTTGAAGCGGGCTTGTTAGAGTGGTTGCAGGTGCAATACCCTGCATCAAAATACTTTATTAAGGAAATATAATGGATAAATTTTTTATATGGGTTGGCCGTAACAGAAAAGAAATTAGCCTTACAATCGGCGGACTAAACTTACTATCTGGATTGAGTGCGTTAGTTAACGGTAACTACGGACTTGCTATTGTAGGATTTACAATTGGCGGTGCTCTTATTCTTGATGCTTACAAGGGAATTTAAATGAGTCAAGTATATGTAATCAAACCACTGGAAAAGAAAAGCATTGTCTACCATGTAGAAATGTATCGTAAGAATCCAGATGATAGCATCAGTTGGTTTAACATTGACGAAACCTATCGTTGGGGACAAGGCTTTGTTGAAGGTGATTTAGATTGCAATCTTCCCTGGGAAGGTGATCCTGTTGCCTATGCTCGAACCGATTGTGGTTGGGGTTGTGAGTTTGACGACAGTGTCAGTGTTGAGTGGGAATTCAGTGATGACATTAGCGAATTAGAGCAACAAGAACTCAAAGAACTCTACTACGAAGGTGGTGCAGGTTGGCTCTATGACGGCGAACATGATTGGTCAGAAGAAGATTGTGCAGTGCATATCATTGCACCGTATCAAGTTGACCTGTGTGATGAAATAACAGGTGACGTTATTGAAGAGAATGTAAAATTAAAAACTCGACCAGAGCCAAGTAAAGCGTGGCCCTTCCCAACTTAAGGAATATTATGCAAATAAGAGTTAAAGAAAATGCAGAAGAATTTGGTAAATGCGGATGCGGCCGAAGCCCGACTGGTAAATGCTGTGGATGGCATGGACTTTCAGAAGAAATGTATCAACATCAAAAAATGTTGTGGATGGAAGATCAACTGCGTCAAGATGCCGAAACAGAGAACAAGAATATAGTTCGGGGACAGCAATGAACACAGCCAAAGATCTTACAGATAATTTAATACACAGAATGAAGCATCTACAAGAGTTTGTTGTAGAACGAGATTGGAATCTTATCCCCGCTGGTGTGATAAAGTTTAATATTCAGCACACTGTCGGAGAACCTGCTAGAATCTTTGTTCATGCAATGACCCGAGAAGAAGCAGAACGTCAAGTTGATGAATGGTTTGACGAGGATGTAGAATGATTAAACCTCTACGTGACGATCTAATGGTGCAACAACAAGTTGACAATGCTTGGCAGCATTTTGTTGGGGTAATTATGTTAAATCAAACTGGTCGCAAAGCTGTGAAGACCACTCTGCCAGAATTTCTATATTGGTTTCCTACAGCACTGGCATTGCTACAAGCAGACGAAGAGTTTGTCAAAAGCATAATCCAACCACTCGGAATGGTTAATGTTCGTTATACTCGATTGATTAGAATGAGTCAAGACTATTTGACTTGGGACGGAAATGATGCTACAATGTTATATGGCATTGGAAAATACGGCAGCGACAGCTATGAGATTTTTTACAAGAACAATTATAGTGTATCGCCCACAGATAAAGAACTGATAAGATATCTCAAGGAAGAAGTTAATAATGTTTTTGAAACTGCTTGAACGACTGGGCCGCAAGCGTATCATTTATGATCGTGTTAATAACGAACCGTATCTCGAACGGTATTATCTCTTCTTGAAAGAAAGAGATCGTTTTCCATTCAACGTATTTTTACATAAATTCCTCAAAGGTGATCCTGACGATGTTCATGATCATCCGTGGCCCTATGCTACACTGATACTAAAAGGTGGATACTATGAATATACTCCTAATTTCGAAAATGGCCAAATGATTGGAGAGACCAAGCATTGGCGGGGTCCTGGTCACTTCCGTATTTGTGGTTCTAATAGCTATCATCGCATCGAACTTCAACCTGGAATAACTGCTTGGACCCTATTCATGCCTGGCCCGCATAAACGTGAATGGGGATTTTTAGTCAACAACAAATGGATACAACACGAACAATATCTCAAGGATAGAAATGAACAAACTCAAAATCAACCAGCATGAAGTAACCGGACTAGTCGGCAAGATTTGTAGAGAGCTTGCTATAGGAACGTGGAGGCCCGATTATATTGTAGGAATTACTCGAGGGGGATTGATTCCTGCTGTTATGATCAGTCAATATTTTAATATTCCGTTACATACTCTCAATGTAAGTCTACGAGATAGTGAGATTGGTCCGGAGAGTAATTTATGGATGGCTGAAGATGCTCTAGGACCGTTGTCCAAGGATCGTGCAGTTGATAGCGATACTGCTTTTAAAAACATTTTAATTGTAGATGATATCAACGATCAAGGCACCACACTTAACTGGATCATGAAAGATTGGCCAAGTGGTTGCTTTCCAGATGATCCAGCCTGGGAAGAAGTGTGGAATAACAATGTTAAATTTGCTGTGTTAGTAGATAATCTCGCCAGCAAGTGCAATGTTAAGATGGATTTCGTTGGCATGGAAGTTAACAAGGCAGAGAAGGATGTATGGATTGATTTTCCTTGGGAAGATTGGTGGACAAAATGATCGATTCTAAGATTAAAGTTCATTGCACTGACGCAGGTAAAGATTTTGATATGCATGTTCTAGGTTATAAGCCCAAGGCATTTTTAGATGTTGCATTTCAAACTCTTAAACTACGATTAGTTTATATGGAACGCACTAAAGCATTTGCAGGCAGTCTAGGCGGCCGTGAGTTTGTTGTACGAGAAGATGACCTACCTACAGAAAGAAAGGAATATAAACGATGAACTTACATTATTCGTTAGACGATGCACGTGATGCAGGGCAGGCACCATGGAACGATGTTGTACAAGACGACTTTCATGTGGTTGTTTTTAAAGACAAGTATCCTGTAACAGACGGTCACTTGTTGTTTGTGCCTAAATATTCAGCTGTGGGAGTTATTGAAGATTGTTTTGCTGATGCTCTGAGAGTAGGGCAGGCAAAGGTTAAAAATGGTGAGTGGGATGGATTCAATATTGGCCTTAATTGGGGCGAAGCTGCTGGACAGACTGTGCCGTATCCACATGTTCATTTGATTCCTCGACGCAAAGGTGACATGGAAGACCCCACAGGCGGTGTCAGACATGTTATTCCAGAAAAAGGTAATTATAAAAAATGAGTGAGATATTGTGTCTGATCTAAAAACAATTTTAGTTCCTTGGAAAAAAGAACAAACTGGATTTTGGTGGAATGAAACCTGTGCCATGGTGTTGGAACACTTTGGCTTGCCAGGCGATCGATACACTAGTCATCCAGAAACAGATCAAATGACATTTAAATTTTATCACGAACATGATGCCATGCTGTGCAAAATATTGTTAAGCGACAGAATATGAAGAAATACATCATTGGGTTTGTTGTTGCCTGTGTGCTTTGGATTCTCTTTCTTTCTCAAGTAGACGTGCCAGAATATAAGGTATACGATTGCAGTATATCCGAATGGCATCCTGATGTTCCTAATGAAGTAAAACAAGAATGTCGTAAGCGTAGATCACAACCAGGAATGATAACATGACTCGATGGACAGTTACTCTTGAAGAAGATCCCGATACTGGTGATCTCATTATGCCAATACCACAGGAAGTATTGGATCTGCAAGGTTGGGGCGAAGGCGACACATTAGAATGGCTAGATCAGGGCAATGGCTCTTGGCAATTACAAAAAAAGAGTGTATAATAAACTATGAGCAAAATAAAAATAGCAGAACTTTTTTACAGCATACAAGGCGAAGGCCGATATATGGGTGTCCCTAGTGTGTTCTTACGCACGTTTGGATGTAACTTTACTTGTGACGGCTTTGGTATGTCACGTGGTGAACAAAGCAAGGAGCGTGATTTTATTGCGGCCGATATTAAGAAGTTTTTTAAATATCAAGACTTACCATTAGTAAGCACAGGTTGTGATAGCTATGCCAGCTGGGATCCTAGATTCAAAGATCTTTCGCCCATGCTAACAACTGATGCGATTGCAGAACGCATCATGGAAATATTACCTTACAAGCGTTGGGAAGATGAACACTTGGTTATCACTGGCGGTGAACCGTTGTTAGGTTGGCAACGTGCTTATCCGGATCTGTTGAATCATCTGAGTATGACAGGTCTTAAAGAAATTACTTTTGAAACCAACGGTACTCAAAAGCTAACTCCGGAGTTTAAAAAATATCTACAAGAATGGGCACAGAATCCTCCTTTTGCCAGTAGAGAAGTTACATTCTCGGTCAGTGCCAAACTCAGTTGTTCAGGAGAACAGCCTAGTGAAGCTATACGCCCAGACATAGTCTGTGAATATCAAGAAGCTGGTCATGTATATCTCAAATTAGTAGTGGCCACTGAAGGTGATGCAGAAGAAGCTCTAGAAGCTGTGGATATCTATCGTGCAGAAGGTTTCACTGGTAATGTTTATCTCATGCCTGTGGGCGGGGTTGAAAGTGTATACACACTAAATAACCGCAGAGTAGCAGAACTGGCAATGAAACATGGACTGAGATATTCAGACAGATTGCAGGTGCCATTGTTTAAAAATGAATGGGGAACATGATGAATAAATGGATTGAAAAATTATTTGGTATTGACAAGATCAGAGCAGAAGCAGAACGATCAATAGGCATTGCAGCACAAGCCTCTGAAACAGCCAAAGCAGCCACTGAAGCTGCCGAACGTGCTACAGAAGCAGAGGCACAGGCCAAATTATCTCCAAAAGAACGTGCAACACGTAAAAAAGAACCGTGGGTAGGCGTAATCGAAACACATGTCAACAAAGATAATGTTCGTAATGGCTTTTTTGAGCTTGACTGGAACGACCTTTTTGTGTTAAAATTAAAGCAAGAGGGATATGGTGAGGACGGAGACAAAGACGAAGAAATTATAGATCGTTGGTTCCGTGAACTGTGTGCCAATGTAGTAGTCGATGGCGATTTCGGCGGTCCTGTAAACACAGGCGTAATTGATATTAAAACAGTGAAGAAAGATAATCTATGAATTATATCTTAGTTGATACAGCAAACACATTCTTTCGTGCTCGTCACGTTATCAACGGTGACGCTGATATCAAACTAGGCATGGCATTTCACATCACATTAAACAGTATTCGCAAAGCATGGCAGCAGTTCGAAGGTAGTCATGTTATCTTCTGTTTAGAGGGTAGATCGTGGCGCAAGGACTACTATGCTCCTTACAAGCGTAATCGTTCAGATGCTCGTGCCGCACACACAGAAAAAGAACAAGAAGAAGACAAAATCTTCTGGGAAGCATTTGACACGTTCAAAGAATTTATTGCAGAAAAGACTAACTGCACTGTTTTGCAAAATCCGCAACTAGAAGCTGATGATTTAATTGCAGGGTGGATACAAACACATCCAAATGACAAACATGTGATCATCAGCACAGACACAGACTTCGTTCAATTGATTGCACCCAATGTCACACAATACAATGGTGTTATGGAACATGTTATCACTGACAAAGGAATATTTGATGACAAAGGCAAACCTATCATTGACAAAAAAACACAAGAGCCTAAGCCTGCACCTAACCCAGAATGGCTGTTGTTCGAAAAATGCATGCGTGGTGATACCAGTGATAATGTCTTCTCAGCGTATCCAGGTGTGCGTACTAAAGGCACAAGCAAAAAAGTGGGTCTTAGTGAAGCGTTCGAAGATCGTAAAAGCAAAGGATTTGCGTGGAACAATCTCATGTTACAGAGATGGTCCGATCACGAAGGCAAAGAACATAGAGTCTTAGAAGATTATGAACGCAATCGTCGACTGATTGATCTAAGTCATCAGCCAGATAACATCAAAGAAATAATTACAAATACCATTTCTACTGCAACCGCCGAACAAAAGAATGTGAGTCAAGTAGGTATAAGATTGATCAAGTTCTGTAATTTGTGGGACTTGAAAAAGATTGCTGATCAGGCACAGAGTTATGCAGAACCACTTAATGCGAGGTATACACAATGACAGATATACATGCTAAACCTATCATAGCAAATAAATTTTGGATCGTAGAGGAGAACGGTGAGAAGATTGCCACTCTGAGAAAAGACGACGACAATAGATTTTTTATGAGCAACGAGTCGGGTGTGAAAATT